CTTCCCTTTTCGACCAGAACATGCGTGCCGTTGATTGTCTTCCACTCATCATCGTCCGCACGCATTACACGCTTCATCAACCTTGCGTGTACTCTCTCCAGATACTTGCTCATAAAAAAACTACCCCGTCCTTCGCAAATTGCAGCAGTCATCCTTGTTCGGATTCACATGTTCTTTCCAATACTCATAGTGATATGTACAGTCCTCACAGACCGTCAGCTCCTTAAAGCCTGTTATGCGTGACAAATACTCTTTCTTCTTATCCAGCGGCAGATGATTATAGCCGTTTTCCTTGAATGTATACTCCGAATAGTCAATGTCGAACCATTGTTTGATCCAGTGGTTCACCCTCAAGAACTCAACGAGTATCTTGTCACATCTGACCGAATTCAGCCTGTCATAGTCGATGTACTGAGGAATATACGGGCTCAGCCTCAGAGCCACATCAAATCCGTTTGCCTGAAGCTTTTCGATTGCCGCTATCCTTCTGCTCGGGACTACTGCCTTTTCATAGGTCTTCGACAATTCGTCATCCGTAGTAGTCACACTGATCTGGATATGAGCCAAATCCTTATCCAGAACAGCCATGTACTCATCATCCGCAACAAGGTCTGACTTCGTGACTATAAGATACGGGATTCTTCGATGATTCAAGTGCTGAATCGTGTAGTACGTTACCTTGTGTATCCGCTCTATAGGCTGAAAGCAATCCGTCATGCCGCCAAGCCTGACAACCTCTTTCGGGAGCTTTGCGATCTTTTTGCCTATCTTCACAATATCAGCAACCGCAGGCTCCTCGTTATTCCACAGCCCTCTGAAATCCAGAAGCGACTTGGCATAACAGTAGGAGCAGTCATGACCGCATCCACACCCGTATGTATCAAGTCGTGTCGGATAGTGACACTTGCTGCCCTCATTTCCGCCGACTGTCTTATAGAAACTCTTGAATTCGGTCATGTTTCTCCCCTTTTCATGACACAAAAAAAGCAAGGTTTTCACCTTGCCTGTTCTAAACAATATTGAATTACAGGAAGCCCCTGAGCGTGAATGTTACCTGTCCAAGCTCATCAAAAGCATCTGAACTGGCATCTACCATGTCATCATGCTTCCCCTCTGGAAAGTTCTCAAGCTGAAGAAAATACTGGTCGTTCCACTCAGCCGCCAGTACCTGTACATTTCCGTTCTGCCACTGAGCCGCAAGCGGAGTCGCCCTCAGTTCCTTGCTTCCGGTTACAGGAATTGCCCTTACAGAGAAACCCGCAAGTTTCTTTACATACGTCTTAGCAACTATTTTCCCGGCAGCACCCGGATCTTGCGGAAGCCTTATCTTATACTTCGTACCGTACTTTGCCCTGTCTGATATCGCAGTGTTCACAATCAGCTTTTCGACATCACCGGCTTTTATACGTTGATTGATAACATCCAGAATAACTATCGTCTTATCCTTGCGTTGTCCCATAAGGACCCCTGCCGTATAGTCTGGATCACCGTTCTTTTTTTCTTCAGTAGCCGCCAAGTCCCATGCCCGGCATACCGACACAATGTCCTGCGGAGGCACCTGTATCATTTCTACCTGTATACGCTTGAAGAAAAGCCCGGCACTTGCCTTGATCTTCCAGTTCCCGTACAACAGCCTTTCACGCTCTACGGTCGGCAGCGCCTTCAGGTTTGCCAGATACTGCGGATTGACCTTGAGCAGGGCTTTATTATCGTAAATGCTTGCCGCTATGAATGTGACCGAACGCGGCTCCTGTTTTTCTTCTTCGGTCTTCAGCCCAAACTCGTCTATCAGCTCCTGTTTCGTGTCAGCCCAGTGGACCGTATTGTCACGCCTCAGGAACCACCTGATTTTCCCAGACCGTTCAGGTATCGGATATCCTGTATCCTGATCTATCCACCACTTAATGAAGTCAGCCACCCAGCTTGCGGCATCTGGATTGCATGTAGCCAGTACATACGGCTCCACACCACACATGCTTCGGTTTCTCGAAAGCATGTAGAAGAACACATACTCCGAAAAATGTGTCAGCTCATCGTACTCAATACCGCATATCTGTGAGCCTTGATAGTCATGTACCTCATCGTCTCGCTCAATATGTCTGAACGAAATCCTTGACAGCTGAACACCGTCCTTATCATGGAACGTCCAAGCGCCTTCGCCCTTACGCATCACGGCACCGGGAATTCCTGTGTACATATCACGGGCATTGTCCCAAAGGTTTCCTTCGTTATAGATCTGGTTTGCATTCTTTCTGAATACCACACACCCGAAGCCCTTTGTCCTAATATACCTGAGCGGATACAAAAGCTCGGCATGTGTCTTGCCGGAACCAGCAGCACCGCCATAGATTATGACCGACGCAGCACTCGCCAAGCACCTCTCCTGCGGACCTTTCTGTGGTTTAAGAATCCTTGGCATCGTCGGTCACCTCTTCTCCATCAGAAGTTTCCTTATCCTCCAGTTCATCTTTTGCCGGCAGATAGATCATCACCCCACCGTCTTCATCATCAGCTGAGTTGATCTGTACCGTGTCCGAACTCTGTGTCATTGCCAGAATACGCGCCCTTGATTCCTCATCCTTGCGGTCATTTTCCTTCATCTGAGTCTGGTAATTCAGTAATATCTCAGCCGCCTTTTTATCGCCCTGCATAGCCTGAACAGCAAGTGTAACCAGAATAGCCGCCTCTGTTGTAAGGTCTCCGCCTACATAGCCCATCCGCTCCAAAAGGTCCTTTGGCTTTCCCACAATAGGCTTATTCATGACCATTTCCAAGGTAGCAAAAATATCCGCTTTCCGCCGTCTGGCCTTTCCGGAATTTATTCCACCCTTAGCACTATCCCTTGAATGTTGCTCTCGACTTCGGTTCGAGTTTACCTCCTGTATAGGCATCAGGTTATTTCGTTTATCCGCCACATCATCATCCTCCAATCATGTCTTCCATCGGAAAGTCCATGTCTCCCATCACGAACTCTTCCAAAGGCATCCTGTTCTTCTGTTTATCCGTGTAGTCCATCACCGCACGATACGACCTTAGGTCACCTTTTATTGCACTTGCAATCTGACTGCATATCATAGCCTCTTTAAAGGTCATTCCTTCTGGATTTTTAGACTTAAATCCAAGAGCTTTAAACTGACTTACCAGATTTGGATTTGCCACTACACAATTAGCAAGGTCGTCAACCGAACTGGTATCTACCCTACGGTTAACGACCTTCTGTTCTTTTATATTCTGTTTTGGAGTCTCAGCCTTCTTCCTTGGCATTATGCCCCCTCCTGAAAGCCCCGCCTTGCCTCGTACTCATCATCATCCATCTGGTCTATCATAGACACGATGAATTCATTGCGTTTATTCTCAGCCACTTCCTTCAGCATGTCTGCGATCTTTGCCGCCACCATGTTTGAAGATAGCCCATCCATAAACTCAGATAGGGTATCCATACAGTAGTCATACCCTTTCAGAAATTTCTTATCTATCGAGCTGAGATATTTCTGGTTATACAATGAGTCGTTCCTGCAATCCGGTAATTCTTTCATATCATTCCTCTACTATGCTGACGTTTTCGACACTGATCTTTTCACCGTTATCCAGATAAGCATAGTCGGCGACCTTCCTTCCGTACTTATCCTTCACAGGCCGTATACTTGTTACCTTTGCCGTTGTTCCGTGTGGAATCGTTCTTCCCTTTGTTACCTTGACGGTATCACCTGTCTGTATACGTCCAAGGCTCCTGTTCCACACCCACTTCGCCTCGTCATTGAATGGCACTTCTCTGAGCTGAGCCTTAAACTCATCATAGTAGTCCATATCATTGTCTTCATCGAATGATTCCTCGAAATAGCTGCCTGTATAAGGATTAAAGAATGTTGCCGTTTTGTACGTTTTTCCGGATTCCTCTACTTTATAGTATCCCCCGAACACCACACTTTTCTCTTTGCGATATGAAAGGCATTCAGCGAGGTTCTCACGGATATCACTTGTGAGCCTGTAGGGTTTCTGCTTCTTCAGCTTCACACCCTTCTTTGGCATTTCTGCCCCATCGGGCTTTCCCATTTTCGCCAAAGCAAACTGATCCCCATAGTCAACAAGACCTTTATCATTGAAATGGATCTTCTTGCCGCTGTCAGTAGTTACCCA